TTTATTGCAAAGTGTCTCAATTCGAAAACCGTACATAACGGGGAGTTTTGGGAGCCCGTGTTTAAACGACCGCTCGGCATTCTCTTCCCATATTTTGTTTTCCTCCCATTGATACACCATCGTATCGGTAACAGTCATAAAAACATTACGCTCATTACCGTTTAAGTCTTTCTTTTTATACTCACGGGAAAAAGCTATCATATCGCCGCTATCATCGTAGAACGGATAAAGAGTGTCGCCTCTAAATGGGGACCACAGCTGCGACTTTAAACGGTATTTAGGAATAACTTTCCCGAAAATACTTGCAATCTTTTGTTTAAGCCTTGCCCAAAAACCATCATCGGCAATTGTGTACCAATATTCTGCTACTTCTTGCTCCGATAGCCACGAGCGTACAATCTTTCGATTTTGGTACTTTAGCTTATTCTTTTTGAATATCTGCTTGACCGCCTCAAAAACACTTCTCTCTTTTTCGTCTTCGGAAATACAGTCCAATGTCGGCTCTGTACCAACAGTAAACGCCGTATGGATATTTACTATATCCTGCTCAATGGGAAGTGCGATACGGTTAGGGTCTTTCTTTTCGTACTTGGCAGGAATTTTCGTTGTCTGTCCCGTTTCAGGGTCAAACTTCGTCTCCTCCATCTTCACAAGGACTTCTATTTGTTTATATAATTCCTTGTTGTTAATGTTATGTTTTGATGGCTCCCAATTGGCAAGATTTGCCACTGTATCAGGAACATTGGTGCGCCTGCCTTTTTTGAGATAGGCTATCTTTTGGCTAATATCCTCTAATGCGAGGATTTCCTCTAATGTCTTCGGTGTTTCCATATCGTTATCCTTTCTTGTTAAGCGGAAATGCTTTCTTAATGCTTTCGGCATAGTCTTCCATGCTTACCGCGGCAGCTTTGAAAGCACCTGCCATATTTTCTCCTGTACGTAAAACAATACTATCCATATATTATCCTATTTATCGGGCGAAAGCAGCTGCCATATCGCCCTTTGGTTTCAAAATCTTTCCTAATAATTGCCCAAGAACATAATACCGAACGGCATCTATTCCATGGTTATACTTATCTATTGGTTGGTTGATATAATTGCCGTCCTTATCGGTGTCCCACACATACTTTCTGAACTCTGTGCGGAGGTTATATGACCGCTCTGTAACAAATATATGGTCAAAGGATAACATCTTGTCAATACCTGCAATGATTGAGTTTCCACTCTTATCAACCGGGTAAATCTTGACCCCTGCATTGTGTATCTCCTGTATCAATCGTGGGTCGGCACTCTCGGAGAACACCTTTAGGTCGCCATATTTGCGCAATTTCTTAATAATATCGGAAGAAAGCATGCCCGTGCGGTAAAACAGCTCATCAAGATACAAGTCATTATCAATGATACCGCACAATATTCCTGCGCTTGGGTCGTGGGTAAAGCCGAAATCTTGCCCCAAAGCCACTTTCTTACACCACTTGGGGAACTCTTTAACAACACCTATTTTCTTGAAGACCGCACCCTCGGCTACGTCAGCCCACCTACCCATGACGGTGTGGGCGTATTTCTCGGGATTATTATTTTTCATGTCCTCCACCTCCTCGATGAACTCGGGGGAGAGATTCTCGATATTGTCCAAATAAGTTGTATGGATATGCAATACGTTCGGGTGGGTACTTATCTGTACAGGTACGCCATCAAATTCTAACTCCTTGTGGGTATTTTCAATGAAACGCTTATAAACCCAGTGATTGTTGTCGGTTGGGTTCATGACGATTATTATTCGGTTCTGAATGCCTTTCTGTCGAATGGAGAGCATGATAGTTTCAAACTCCCTTTCCGAAACCCACTCTTCGGCCTCATCAACAACGAATGTCGTTATGCCGTGGATGGACTTCAACTTTGCCGTTTGATTGCCGCTTGATGTCTTAATACCTCTAAACATAACAGCCCCACCACTACGGAGGTTCTTTACGTCCGTCTTGGTGTGAGTGTACCATTTCGCATTGCCGTCAAGTTCCACCTTTTCCATAAATTCGGGGATAACAGACATAGAAGCCGACACCATTGTATAACGAGTATAGAGTATCTGATGAACTATCCTCTTTGCAAGAGTTGGGTGCTTTACCTCAAACAACAGACGCTCGATGAAAGTGGAAACATTGAAACTCTTTCCACTTCCACGCCCCCCTGTAACCAGGATAATGAATTTATCCTTATTGTGGTATAACGGAGCGTATATCTGCTGTGGGCAAATTCTATTCATTCGTGTTGTCGGTCATCCACTTATCAATGTCGATACCATTCTCGGAGTATAGTGTATCTTCATCGTCTTGTTTCTTCTCCAACTTGCGCCATGTTGGGTCGTGATGATAGAGTAGGGTAGCGATAGCTTGCATATTAGGAGGTAATTCCATTTCGGACTCTTGCACTACCGCCTTATCGGTAAGCGTCACCCATCCTGTACCGCCACAATAGGGGCATTTCTTGTCCGCTCCCATGCACTCGCACTTGTCTTGGACATACTTAACAATTTTGGATTTCGTTTTCTTTCCACCAAACGCACCTTTAATGTATGCGCCGCGGAGTAAGGCTACTATTTCTGTGCGACCATGCGCTAACACCCTATAAATTTCACTACCACGGACTTTATTTTGTTCTTCATTCCATCCCTGGTAATTGCCATTTTTCATTGCCCCAAACACATCAGCGGACAAGTTCAATTTATTTGCTATCTCCTCGTCCGTGTAACCATTCATAGCAAGCTGTTCAATGAGCTTGTAGAAATCGGGGCTATCGTAGTCGTGTTTGGGTTTTGCCATAACTTTTTATGTTTATAATTTGCTTTTATCAAATGTTCTCGTTATCTTTGCAATAGATTGATGGTCGCATCGGTAGCGGGGCTTCCCAAAAGGCAGCATATTGCAAGGTTCAACTCCTTTGCCAATCTACTTAGGGGCTTAGTTGCCCCTATTTTATTTTCTTATATTGGCCTGCGTTCATATTCTCTTTTTGCACCACTCCGATAGATACCACTTTATTGTAATAGCGTTTACCTATCTCTTGATTTGGCTCTATTACAACTTTCAGTACCTTACTTTTAGAGTATTTTACGCTTGATACATAGATTAGGCGATTTCTATTTTTGTCTATATAAACATTTTTCGGCCTCTTCACTGCTGCCTCAACCATTCTAAATCTATGCACATTTACCGTTGCACCTTTTTGTTTCTTTTTGTGATTCCGATATTTCAATATCACTTTATCGGTAATGGCAGCAAGATTAGATTTCACAACTATCCCTTTCTTTGAAAGGTCTCTTAAGTATGCTTTATTTATCTTTCCAAAAACATACACCGACTTTCTTGCTCTTCCACTTGCGAGAACTTTGTCTGCAAATCCTTGTAGGTCTCTTGTGTATCTCCGCTTGCTGCCATGTAAACCATAAATCAATATACCTTCACCCATTACTCAGTTAAAAGAGTTTCTATCTTTTCAGAGAATACTTCACCTTTAAGGAACTTTTCTTCTGGACTAAATCCGAACTTCTCGCAGAACTCCGCCTTTGCATCCCAGCTATCAAACGATAGCATAAGATAAGCATCCATGTTTGCGGCTGCCTTTGTAGCAGCTTGTTTCACTTCCTCTTTTACCTGCTTCATGTGAGCAACCTTTTCCGCTTTCTCGGCTTGCCTCTGTGCTACTTCTGTTTGACGTTCCTCTCTGACTGGTTCCATGAGTGTTTCGAGTTCATCTGCAATGGTGTTCTCTTCTTCTGTCTGAAAGTTGAAATCCACGCCGATAATATCGAGGTCTTGCTCGGTCAGCCCTGCATCTTTATAGTCAATGTCGGGGATAAGTTCACGAAGTGTATCGTAGTCCCACTCGCCTTGTGCTGATGGGTTGTTGAGCAAGATAAGCAGCTCTTTCTCTTCTTTCTCCTCAACATCTATCAAGTCCACTCGGATAAGGTAGTCGTTCTCTTTCGTTTTGGGGTTGAATTTTTGGAGTTCGTCCATTACCGAAAGCCGTTGGTGTCCGCTGACGAGGGTGTTGCCTGTCCGCCTGTTCACCACGATGCCCCCGACCATGCCAAACTTCTTTATACCACGTTTGAGAGCCTTGCGGTTCTCTTCAGGAATAGTACGAGGGTTCTGCTCGTGAAGATTTATCTGCGAGCGTTTCAGTTCCACGCTCTCTGACGTGAAGTATTTGTTATCCATCTGACTTGTCTCTTTAATGTGTTATGAAGAAGATAATCCTAAAGATTTATTCAACTTCTTAAGACGCTCCCGAACATTTCCTTGCCAGTTTTACGAGCTACTGCGCCTCTCGCTTTAGTACCCATGTAGGTAGAACGAGAGTATTTCTTATTGTATGAGCTATCATCATTGTAATTCCATTTGCCTTGCGCTTTTTTAATGTTGTCGTAATATCGAAAAGCTGTGTTTCTGACCTTGTCGATTCTTGAATTATTTCCACGGCTACGACTCATGATGGAATTTGCTTGATTCATTATGTCATTTACGGATTTTTTTCTTGCCATAATTCTTACTTGTTATCCTGTTTGTAATTTTCTTCAAATAAAATTCTCTCACTCATTGGAAACACCTTATATATCTTCTGCAAGTCCTGCGGATAGTGTTCGTTAAGCCATGTAAAGCAATCTATGTTAAACCCGATGCCGTTACTCGCCTTATTGCCATATAACACAGGTTGAGGCAAACGTTTCATACGCATATAGGCTTTTACATCTTTCTGCGTCCACGATGCGAGCGGATATACCAGTCCGTTGTTCTCATACCCGTTAGTTTCATAGCCTTTGAGCATGAGGTTTCGGTTCATACCGTCCGCCTTTTTCATTCCCAAGAATGTGTAATGTATGCCCGTCTTCAATCTAACGGCTTTAATCACATCAGCGAGTTTCAATAGCTTAACTTTCGGATTAGGTACACAGTAAAGACCACCGCGAAGAATGTATGTCAAGTTCCAATGAGGAACTTCCATAAATTCGACCTTTGGGTATTTCTTCTTTACCCACCTTACCCAACCATTGATGTGGTCTAAATCCTTAACAAAGAACATAAACACACATACAACCCTGTCGAAGTGGGGGTACACTAAGTCCAAAGTTACAAGTGAGTCTTTGCCAAGAGAACAAAAGACGATGCAAGATGACTGTTTTTCAGCCACCCTGCATATTACGTTATGTGCTTCTTGTAACTTGTTCATTTGTTATCCGTTAGATAAACCAAACGCTGCACGCAAATCACGCCTTTTTGCATCACGATTGCCAAAACGTGTAGATGAGCCTGCCTCTGAACGTCCAGCATTAACTCTGAATACGCCACGAGCACCATTTACGTTACTCGTTACACCCGTTGTTCTGTTGATACGTGAAGCCACATTACTCACTGAACCTTTTCTTGCCATAATCTCAATATTTGATTATTATACTTTCTTCGACTTGTCCCTAATATTGTGTGAAAGTACTTTACCCAAATCAAACACTACTTGCTCAGCCACCCATACAAGTGGCTGACCGTCTTTGTCTCGGCCGTGCTCGTAGGTGATAGGCTCATCGTTATCGTCTACGAATATCTCGCAGTGAGCGCCAACAACCTCTACCAATGCGCTATCTCTGTCTTTGTTGTAACCAACAAAAAATTGTATAGCATCATACTTGATAGGCTGCGCGTTGCCGTGTTCGTCTTCGATTTCAAAGCCCTCTTCATCGAGCTGCAACAGCTTCTTGATGGTTGTTGGACGAACTTCGCGGAACTCTTGTACCTTTCGACCTGAAAGGATAGCGTCGAAGTACTTTTGGCGAATTATTAATGATAATATCTTCA